ATGATAATAATAATGAAAAAATAGGAGTATTGGAATTCGGGCAGGATATAACTGAAAAAAAGCGACTTGAAGAAGAAGGCAAATTTAAAGAACTTGCCGAAACCGAGAAAACCAAGCGCGAAGAATTGGAAAAACAGATGACCAACGACCGAAAGGTGAACGCATTGAAAATGGCAGCCTTGAAGGCTGGCACAGTTGACCCGGAAGCCGTTGAACGTTTAGCCAACCTTGACCAAATTACTGTTTCAGAGGATGGAGCAGTTGACGCGGAAAGTGTAAAAGGAGTTGTTGAGGGTATGCAGAAAGATAAACCATATTTGTTTGGAAAGCCCGGTGATAATAACCCACCGGCACCGAAGCCGAATATCGGCAATGAAGGCGGCGCCCCAGCAGGGGGCGGGGAAGGTGCAGAAAAAACCTTTTACCGCAGCCAGCTATCCGACAAGAAGTTTTACGATGAAAACCGTGATGACATTTTGGCGGCAGCAGGAAGAAAAGGCGGCATCATTGACGATGTAAGCGACCCGGACGCAGCAAAATAGCAAGATTTTAATTTTTTACTTTAATTTTCACCACTATGGCTACTTATGACACAATTGGTAAAGTTGAGGTTGCGGAAATTACCCCGGAAATTATCGGTAATGAGGCGTTAAATGCCCTTGAAGCGGAGCTTCACTTGGCAAGAAACGTTGCCCGCGACAGCGAGTACACCAATGCAAAAGAAGGTGAAACTATCAAAATTCCTAAGTACGGAAGTTTGTCATCTAACTTGAAAGCCGCAGGCGAGAAAGTTACAATGCAAAATCCGTCAATGGATAAGGTTGAAGTTTCGCTGGACAATCACTATGAAGTAACGTTTGCAGTTGAAGATATTGCAAAAACCTTGGCAACCGGAAAAATCCAAATTGATGTTGGGTATATTGCCCAAGCTATCCAAGTTTTGGGTGAGGATATTGAAGAAGCCTTGGCATCTCTTTATTCAAGCATGGGCGCCAACCTAGGAACTGGTGGCACCGACATTACGGATGCAGTTTTGAGAAGTTGCCGCAGCGGCATCACTTCCGAACGTGCGCCTAAGTCAAGCCGTTTCCTATTCCTAGACCCCGACCAGTTGAACGTTGTACTTGGACTTGACAAGTTTGTCAATGCTGAAAAGTACGGCAGCAAACAGCCGGTACAGGAAGGGGAATTTGGGCGAATTTATGGCTTCACCGTCATGGAAAGTCTTTTTGCTCAAACTAGCGGCTCAAGCCCGGTAACTACGCACAACCTTGCTTTTCACAGAAATGCAATGGTGCTGGCTACCCGACCGCTTGCCCGACCTATGGCTAAGGACGTACAAGTTGCCTACGTTGAGAAAGACGGCATCATTTTCCGAATTTTGATTTCATACAATGCAGACCTATTGGCAGACCAAATTACAATAGACTGTTTGTGGGGAGTTGGAACCTTGCGAGAGGAATTTGGAATTGATTTGCGCAGCTAGTCAAAACCATTCAGACTTCAAAAAGCCCCGTGCTACTTGCGGGGCTTTTATATTTGTACTATACTAAAGCTACATAAACAACTATAAAGCAAAAAACATGATTATTTACTTGAAAAACCCCAACGGGGACATTGAGCGTATAGACGCTTTGCGGGGAACCATCCGGGGCATGCTCAAAAGTGGCTATTCAAGACTAAGCACAAAAGAGCGGTTGGAGTATGTGGAAAACGAGAAAAAGGAAAGAAAAGCATTGCAGCCAAAACCGGATATGCTGGACATTTATTTTGTAGCCCCGCAGGAAAGAAGCCATGACGGTTACGGGGCAACAAGTGAAACAATCATTGAAAATTTGCATAGTTTTGGGGTATTTGCCAACCGGCAATACAATAATCAGCGAATTGGCTTTGTTTATAATTACCCCTACGCACTGGAAGATTTACAATGCGAATATAAAATTTTGTACACCATGTTTGAGAGTACCAAGATGCCGGATGATTGGGGGCGGTACCTACGCATGGCTGATAAAGTTTTGGTGCCAAGTGAGTTTTGCCGCCGGGTAATGAAAAGCCAGTTTGGCGTTGACCCGGAAGTGGTACCACTTGGCTACGACAACGCGACCTTTCAGCACATAGACCGGAACCGAAAACAAGGGGACGTTTTCACCTTTTTGCACTATGATGCCTTTAAATTCCGCAAGGGATGGGATATTGTATTGAGTGCCTACGACCAAGAATTTACCGAAAAAGACAATGTGAGGTTGATAATGAAAACGACAGTTGAAAAGCTGCCGTTTGTTGCCGTTGATGAGTACCGCAACCTTGAAGTTATCCACAAGATACTAACACCCCAAGAATTGCAAGAGTTGATGGCTGATGCAGATTGTTTTGTTTTCCCTTCCCGTGGTGAGGGCTTTGGATTGACCCCGCTTGAAGCCATGGCAACCGGGCTGCCGGTCATTATTCCCAACGCAACCGGGATGAGTGAGTATTTTGATTGGGAATTGATGCCCCAGCTTGATGTAAAGCCAATAAAGGCAAAATACAGCAATGAGCGCTTTGGAAACATGGATTTGGGGCTTTGGTACCAGCCGACCATTGAGAGCGTCAGAAAGGCAATGCGGCAAGCGTATAACAGCACGATAGATTGGGGAATGGTACACCACGACATTGCTTTTGCGGAATATGCCAAAAAATTTACGATTTACAAAACGTGCAAAAAATTGGCTGAAATTGCCAAGGCTGCCGACATGGAACTTGGCGAGAATAAAGCCAACACTATTGTGTTTTTAACGGAAGATTGCCGCCATATTACCGGCGGGCGGTATTATTCTTGGTGGTGTGCCACGGCGCTAAAAGCTGCCGGATTTGATGTGGCGATTTATACCAACCGCATGCCGCCTTTTGTGGATGAGTTTAAACAATACCCCAAGCCGACCGTGTACTTGGTGGATGATATAAAAAAGGTTGACGTCAAAGGGAAAATGTACTTTGGCAGTCCGGTGGTTGGAAGCATCCGGGCAGCACAACTTGCCAAAAAATACAACAAGCAAGCGTTTTTAGAGATATTTGACCCATTCCCACTTTTGGAAAAATACAAAGGGCAAAAATGTTACCCGGAATGGGACGGGCTTTTGGGAATGATACGCGAAAATGATTTTATCCACATAACCAGCCTTTGCAATTTTAACAATGAAGTTATTTATTGGTGGCTGAACAAGACCAAAAAGCAAGTCCATACGGTTTACCCGTGCATCAATAGCCGGGAACGCGACAAAGCCTTGGTGGAAAATGGGCAGGAAATTGTCAAAAAGAAAAATTGGGTAACCTTTGTTTCCCGCCTTGACCATCACAAAAGGCTTGACCACGTGCTTGATGCGATTGAAAAAACAGATTGTGAATTGCATGTTATTACCAGTATTGACGGGATAGGATTTGAAAAGATGGTGAAGGAAAGGGGATTGAAAAGCCGGGTAAAAATCCACTGGAAGTGCAACGATGAGGAAAAATTTGAAATAATCAAGCAAAGCCGGGCAACTATCAATGCCGCGATGTTTGAGGGCTTTGGTATGTGGTTGGTGGAAAGTGTGGCGTGTGGCGTGCCAGTGGTTTGCTATGATTACCCTATTTTTAGAGAAATTGCCAGTACCTTTGGAGAGGGCGCAGATTTAAGGCGAGATTTAGGAATTTATTTTGCCGAATATGGAAATAGCTTTGATTTGACACAACAGCTTCAAAAGGCGTTGTCAGATGCCCCAAAATTGACGCCTAGGGATAATTTTGACTTCCCGGCTATGGTTGGACGTTTTAACGATATTTTGCGCCGTGAGCCTAAAATTGGCGTTGTGATGTGCGCTTTAAATGAAGAACAGTACATTGAGGCTTCACTAAACAGCATTTCAAAACATCCGAGCATTGCAAAGATTGCAGTAGTGGAAGGTTGCGTGGAAAAAAACGAGCATGCAGCAGGAAAGGATGGTTTAAGTGTTGACGATACCAAGGGCTATGTGGTTTTAGCGATGAGCAAAACCGACAAAATAGTTTATGACCGTTACGGTTGGGCAGGAAATAAAAGCGAATTGAGAAACCGGGCATTGCAGCTTCTTGGCAAGGATATGGATTATATTTTGGTGGTTGATGCTGATGAAGTGTGGAAGCAGGAAGATTTGGACAAATTAGTGGCTTTGATTAAAGACCAGCCGGATTTGGCGGTTGTGTGGTTTAATTTCTTGCATTTTTGGAAGCAACCGGACTTGATAGCCACCGGCGGGCAATGGGAAGCAAAACTTTTCCGCTTTTTCAAGTACGAGGATAAAACATTGCACTGGCGAAAGCATGAAACCCCGGTGGTCAACCGCAATGGCATTTCCATAACCGAATTGGGCAAGGAATTGACCACCAAGGACATAAATGTTTACCATTACGGCTACATGAAAGATGAAAAAAACATTGCCGACAAACTGAAATACTATGCCGCACGGGATAAAGATTTGACGGTTAAAAACACATGGAGCGGGTGGCAAAAAGGCGACCCAACCCAACCAACGCACGGCGGTGGAAGCACTGCCACTTTTTCCGGTACGCATCCTTTAGAAGTAAATAATATAATTTAAAAAACATGAAATTTTACAGTCAATTTGGTGAAGATGAGTTTATTTTTAAGAACAAGCTATTACCGGAAAAGGGCTTTTTTGTGGATGTTGGAGCGGCTAGCCCGGACTTCAACAGCAACACCTATTTTTTTGAGAAAAGGGGATGGGATGGACTTTGCATTGATGCAGACCCAAAACAAATACACAAAATGCGCGGAAAGCGAAAGCAGGTGATGCACGGCGCAGTGCTGGACTATGACGGGAAAACTAAAATTGACTTTCACCGGTTGGGGGACTTAACCCGTGTTTCCAAAAATGGAGCAGATGAAGTGCATTGTTTCAAGCTGGAAACTGTTTTTGATATAAGGGGAATTGAAAAAGTGGACTATCTAAGCATTGACGTTGAGGGGCAGGAATTAGCAGTTTTGAAAGGTTTACCAGCAATGACACTTGAAAATGCGCCCAAGGTGATTGTCATTGAGTACACCAGCTTTGTTGATGGCGACCGCAGCAAGAAAATCATTGAGTTTGTCAATCAGATTGTAAAACCTTTGCCCGACACCACGCTGAAAGGGCGCGTTTATGAGTTGGTGCATAGAACACAATCAAATTTAATTTTTAAGAAAAAATAATGAAAAAAGCATTGATTACCGGCATTGCCGGGCAAGACGGGCAACATTTAACTGAATTTTTGCTTTCCAAGGGCTATGAAGTCCACGGAATTGAGCGCAGAAAATCAAACGGCAACCCAAGGCTGCCGGAAGGTGTGATTATCCATGAAGGCGACTTGATGCAAACCACGGTGGTTGATGAGATTGTAAAAAACGTTTGCCCGGATGAGGTTTACAATTTGGCTGCTCAAAGCCACGTTGGCACCAGCTTTAAACTGCCCGAATACACCGCGGAAGTAACCGGATTGGGTGCTTTGCGCCTTTTGGAAGCGATACGGCGACATTGCCCGGAAGCCCGCTATTATCAAGCATCAACCAGTGAGTTATTTGGTAATGAGCCAGCCCCACAGAATGAAGAAACGAGATTTAAGCCCCGCAGTCCATACGGTTGCGCCAAAATGTACGCGCACTTTATCACTGTAAATTACCGGGAAAGTTACAACATGCACGCTTCTTGCGGCATCCTTTTTAACCATGAAAGCCCAATTAGGGGTGAAGATTTTGTTACAAGAAAAATTACGCAAGGATTGGCACGCATCAAGACCGGCAAGCAGGATTGCATTTATTTGGGCAATATGGAAGCCAAAAGAGATTGGGGATTTGCTGGCGACTACGTAAAAGCGATGTGGCAAATGTTGCAGGCGCCGGAGCCGGACGATTATGTGATTGCAACCGGTGTTTCCTTTAGTGTGCGTAGTTTTGTTGAATTTGCATGCAAGCACTTTGATTTTGTGCTAAAATGGAAAGGTGAGGGAGTTGAAGAAGTGGGAATTGATGAAAAGACCGGCAAAGAGATTGTGAGAATTGACCCCAAATTTTACCGCCCCGCCGAAGTCAACTTTTTAATGGGCGACAACACCAAGGCAAGGGAAAAACTAGGCTGGAACCCGGAAACTACCCTTGACGAACTGGTGGGGATGATGTGCGAACATGACCTTTCACTTGAACAATTAAAATAAACAATTATGGCAAATTTGAAAACTACGCCCAGCCACCCGGATGCGGATTGCTACGTAACCACTAC